GCTGACGCTGGAAACCCGAGAAGCCGGCAAGGCGTACATCACCGGATACGCCGCAAAATACAACGTCCGCTCTACGCTTCTCGGAGGCCGGTTCCGCGAGGAGATTAAGCCGGGTGCGTTTGACCGTGCCCTGCGTGAGCAAGAGCACCCGATCGTAGCCTTGTGGAACCACGACAGCAATCACGTTCTTGGTAGCACCCGCAGCGGCACGCTCGAGGTTGGCACTGACGACATCGGCATGCGGTACTCAGTGGAGATTCCAGACACCACGCTGGGGCGGGATCTTCAAGTTTTGATTTCTCGTGGCGACGTTTTCGGATCAAGTTTTGCGTTCGCCATCGCTGGCAAAGACGGCGAATCGTGGTCTGAGGAAGACGGCCAGGCCGTGCGTTACGTCCACGAGGTGGAAGGCGTCTATGACGTTTCCCCCGTGCTCACGCCAGCGTATGAGCAGGCCACCACGGGGGTGGCGGTTCGCTCCTATGAGCGGTATCTACAATCGCACCGACCGGCGCTGAAGCTGCCGGGTCTCTCACGGGATGCGAAAAGCGAAAAGGCAATCCGTAGGTTCCTGCGACAGCATGGCTACAAAGTCGGGTGACGTTTGCCCACACTGTCGCCGGGCACGCTTTGGCGTGTACTCGTCGTCGGAAAAGGGCGGCATCTGCACTCGCTACCTGCGGTGCCCCTCGTGCCGGAAGACGGCCAAGCACGTCGTGAAGTCGTGCGAAGTTCGCAGACGCTCGCTGCCTAACTAGGCAACAACCTGCAGTCACACAACTGCAAGGAACGGTACGGCTGGCTCTAGCGTGCGGAAAGGTCACCACCTACCGCACACACAGGAGCGCCACACTATGGCCGCCAGCCGCGTCAAGGAACTGCTCGACGAACTTGCCTCCACGCTCGCAGAGCTTGGCATGATGGACGAAAGCGGCGCCGCCGAAGAGGCAGGCGAGAACGCCGATGGCACCCCGGTTGATCGTTCGGCCGTTGAGGCGGTTGAGGCTCGGCAGGCCCGCTACGACGATCTGCTTGCGAAGGCCGACCGCATCAAGGCGGCGATTGACAAGGCCGAGAAGGCCGAGGCTCGCAAGGCCGAACTGCTCAAGGCGCTGAACCGGGCCGCCCCGGCGGTCGAAACCGTCGATGCCAAGCCTCGCATTCAGCCGCTGAATTTCCGTGGCCAGCTGCGTGCGTTTGAATCGCTCGAGGTGGCTCACCGCTGTGGCATGTGGCTCAAGGCGCATTTCGGCAACAACGAGGCCCGGCAGTGGTGCCGCGACAACCTCGGCACCGAATACCGCGACTTGGGCGGCCAGGTCAACAGCCTTGGTGGCGTGCTGGTGTTTGAGGATTTCAGCAACACCATCATCCGGCTCGTTGAAAAGTTTGGCGTGGCGATGAACCTCGCTCAGCGCGTGCAGATGTCGTCTGACACGCTGCTGGTGCCCCGGCGTCTTACGGGCGTCACGGGCTACTGGATTGGCGAGAACACGACCATCACGACCAGCGACCCGACCGCCACGATGGTGCAGCTGGTTGCCAAGAAGTTGGCCATGGCCACGAAGGTCAGCAACGAACTGCTTGCCGACAACGCCATTTCCGTTGCTGATTGGCTGGCGCAAGAGTACGCCACGACCATGGCGGCTTCCATCGATGATGCGTTCTTCAACGGTGACGGCACCAGCACCTACGGCGGAATCCGTGGCCTGTCGCAAATCACCGATGGCACGCACACGGCGTCCATCGCCACGGCTGCCAGCGGCAACACGTCGATTGCGACCCTTGACATCGATGATTACCTGCAGGCTCTTGGCAAGCTTCCCCGTTACGCCATCGGCACTTCGGCTTGGTACATGCACCCGCAGGTGTATCACCAGTCCGTGCAGCGGATGATGCTGTCGAGCGGCACGCAGGGCAGCGGCACGATTGGTGCCCTTTCTGGCGGCAACACGGCGGCGAATCTGGCCCAGGGCACGCCAAACACGTTCCTTGGCCTGCCGGTCGTGTGGGTGCTCAAGATGACCGCAGCGCCCACCACGGGCACCGTGGCGGCCTACGTTGGCGATCTGTCGCTGTCTTCGATCATGGCCACGAAGTCTGACATGCAGGTGGCGTCGAGCACCGACCGGTACTTTGAGGCCGACCAGACCGCCTTCCGTGCGGTGCAGCGTCTGGACATCGTCCACCACTCGCTCGGCGACACGTCCAACGCCGGCCCGGTTGTCGCGCTCAAGCTGGCCTGACCATAGCACCCCACTCACCCCATAGCCCATAGGAATTAAGCATGAACCATCACGGTCTTGCCAAGTCGTCTTCCAAGAGCACCGCCAGCGTGGCGGCGTCTGCAACGTTCACCCACGAAATTGACACCAGCGGCTTCAAGTATCTGGCCATCGACGTGGTGTATTCGCCCTTCACGGCGGCCACCACGGCATACGCCAGCGTTCTGAAGCTGCAGGAGTCTGACGCATCTGGCAGCGGCCAGGCCGACATCAGCGGCATGAGCGTGACGGCTGGCGCCGGTTCCACCACCGGTGCCAACGTTGGCGCGATCGCCCGTTTTAACGTCGATCTGCGCGGCCGCAAGCGATACATCAGCGTGGTCACCAGCCCCGGCAACACGGTTGCGGTTTCGTCTGACGCCCGACTCGCCAAGGGCGATAACGGCGCCACCGATGCCACCGGCGCCGGCGTCAACGACTACAAGAGCCTGTAGCAGTTGACACCACAGCGATAACGCCCAAGAGCGGGCGGCGGGCGTCTGCCTGCCGCCCGTTTCTTTTGGAGTTAACCACGTGAAAGTTCGTGTTGGCCAAGTTGAGCATGACCTGCGAGTTGAGGCTGCGTTCAGCCTGCCCAGGCTAACGTTTACCGACAACTTCTTTTGCGTCATGCAGGCGCTGCTGCCATTCGGCATCAGGCCAACAAAGTTCACCGGTGCGTTTTGGGAGCAATGCCTAGACCGCGTTCTGCTCGACATGATCGACCGCACTGATTGGATTCTGTGCTGCGATTTCGACACCGTCTTTGAGGCCGACACCCTGCAGCGGCTGATGGTGGCGGCGATGGTCAGCGGCTACGACGCCGTGGCGCCAATGCAGACCAAACGTGACGAAGGCGTGCCGATGTTCACGCCCGAGGGCCACGGCCACAAGATCGGGATGGTGCAGCTGCCGAACACGTGGTTTGAGGCCACGATTCAGCCGGTGGATACAGCCCATTTCGGCTGCACGCTGCTGCGTTCCTCAGCGCTTAAGCGGACGCAAACGCCGTGGTTTCTGGGAACGCCTGCCGCCAATGGCCATTGGGGCGACGTGGCCGAGGGGGAAGCACCTCGAGTAGATCCCGACATTCACTTTTGGCGCCAATGGAAGGCCAGCGGAAACACGCTCGGCATCGCCCCGCAGATCGCCGTGGGGCATTGCGAACTGAAGATCACGTGGCCAGGCCGGGATCTGAAACCAGTGTTTCAGACGCCGAACGACTATTGGCGATTGGGCGGCAGGCGCCCGTCGGAAGCGTGGGGCAGCGTGGAACACGGGGAGTCGTCAGCAGCATGAGCGATCGCATACGTATTCGGTTCCTACGTCCGTATTCTGTTTACCGGCGCGGCAACGTGATTGAAATGGATCGCGGCCCGGCCAAGTCGCTGATTTACGCCCAGATTGCCGCCGTGGACGAACAGCCGCAGCTGCTGGAAACGGCCACGCTTGAACTGTCAGAGGTTCGCACGGCAGACGCTACGCCACGGAGACGCAGAAAATGAGATACCGCAGCCTGGTGCGGGCCACCGAGCCTGCCAATGAGCCTGTGACGCTGACACAGGCAAAGGCACACCTGCGCATTGATACGAGCAGCGAAGACACGCTGATTTCGTCAATGATCACTGCCGCCCGCGTGTGGTGCGAGGAATACCTAGACCGCACCCTGTGCTATACGCAGTGGACGTTGCGAACTGATTCGTTCTACGGCCCAGTGGGAAGCCCCGCACAGTTTGGTCTGCGAGCAGACGGAAACAACATCGAAGGCCGCCAGGGCACGGTTCCCAATCTAGACGTTGAGTTGCCAAGACCGCCGATGGTGCAGGCCGGCACAGCCACGGCCGTAACCATCGCCTACACGCCAGCCGTGAGCGGCACAACGGCCACGTTGGATACCACGCTATACCGTGTTGACAGGACGCAGACGCCTGGAGCCGTGCGGCCGTTGTACGGCAACACGTGGCCAAGCCATCTGGTTGATCAAAACAGCGTGGCGGTGACGTGGTGGGCTGGCTACTCAAGCGACGGCACAAACGTTCCAGGGTCGATCAAGGCTGCCCTGCTGATGCTTGTGGCACACCTGTGGCGCAATCGCGAAGCGTCGGCAGAAGCGGCACTGACAGAAGTGCCGTTTGGGGTCAAATCGCTTTTGGACACCATGCGTTGGGGGAGTTACCGGTAATGCCACTTGACGCCGGAGATCTGTGGGCGCGAATCACCGTCGAGCAGCCCACGTCAACGCAGAACGAGGTTGGCGAATCAACGCTGACGTGGGCCACGTATGCAACCGTGTGGGCCGATATTCAACCGTTGGGAGGCAGAGAAGCCGAGCGCTACGCGGAAACAATCGGCTTGTCTACGCACAAGGTGACGCTGCGATATCTGGACGGGTTCACCTCAAGCATGAGAATCATTTACGACGGCAGAACGCTGGAAATAGGGCAGGTAAACGAGCGTGAACGCCAATGGATTCATGAAGCCATTTGCACTGAAAAGGTCACCACATGAGCCTAGTGGAAGCACCAGAAGCGTTTCTGTACCAGCGGCTGACAAGCCAGACGGCGGTTTCTTCGCTTATCGGAAGCAAAGTGTTTCCGATGCTGGCGCCCACTGGAACGGCGTTGCCGTTGGTGGTGTATCAGCGCACCGCAGTGCAACGCCCACAGTCTCTGTCGGGCAACGTTGGTCAACCAATCATCACCATTCAACTGACAAGCTATGGCACGTCGTACAGCAGCGTCAAAAGCCTTTCGCGGGCCGTACGGCTGGCGGTGGATGGCTGGACGGGAACCACGTCTGGCGTGACGATCACACGCACCACGCTGCAAACCGAATCTGACGGCGTAGAAATGCCGGCTGATGATCAAATGCTGCCTTACTACAACGTACAACAGTCGTTTGATTTCCGCGTCACAGAGGCTACGTGATGAGCGTTCCGGCTGTCACCATTGAGTGGAGCGACCAACAACGCGCTTCTGGCAGGGCCGCCGCACCGCAACAGGCGCACATTCAATTGGCCTTGGAAAAGATTCCGCTGCACATCAGCGCTTCCGCACAGGCTGAAGCGTGCCGGCGAGCAGCTGCGCCCGGCCTAGCAGCCTTGCGAATGAATGTCAGCAAACTTGGCCGCGTCACAGGCCACCTCCAGGCGGCCGTTGCTGTCAAAACGGAGACATACCAAAACGGCCCGTATGGCGTTGGCGTGGCGCTGGTGGGATTCGTGAAAGGAGTGGCTCAGCATTCCCATTTGGTGGAGTTTGGCACAAAAAAACGCAAGCTTAAACGGGCCAAGGTGTTTTCTTCATTTGAAAAGCGCGGCAAATGGACTGGCCCGGCCCAATACCCGCAAAACTTTGTGCGGCGTATGCCTGGTGGCGTGGTCGGAAAAATGCCAGCCTTTCACCCGGTGACGAGAGCGTATGAATCCACGCTTGGGCAAATGACAGCAAATCTTAAGTCTGAAATGGAAAACCTTGCCGATCAAGCCCTAAAAAAAGCCGCCGGCTGACGCTGCAAGGATTGCGGCCAGCACCGCTAAAAAACACGTAGGGCACAGCCCAAAAACCACAGGAGCGATTTTGCCATGCCAGCGTCGGACTCACAGGGCAACAATTTTGTGTTTGCGGGCAGCACCTACACAGCCACCAACGTGGCCGTGAACTACGGTGGCGATCTGCTGGAAACGTCGCACCTCGGCCTGGCCAGCGGCGCCAACCGCACCTACATTTCGCCGGCGCTGAAGGACAACGAAATCACGGTTGACTACTTTGGATCGGCCGCCATTACCGTTGGCAGTACTGGAACGTTGGCCTTTGCGGGTGCAACCTACGCGGCAACGACATCTGGCGGGTCTGTCACCTATGCCGTAGGCGAATTGGTCAAGGGCAACGCCACCTTCAAGGTGCAGTGACACCTGGGGGCGGCCGTGGCGTTCGTCTCGCAGGGCACAACCGTAACGTGGGGCGGCACGACGCTGGGCGAAATCGTCAGCGTAAGCGTGTCTGGCATATCCGCAGATGTTGTGGACGTGACGCCACGCACGTCTACGGCTAGGGCCAAAGTGTTTTCCCCAGCCGACGGCGATCCCGGCAGCGTTTCAGTTCGGGCGCGTGCAACGGCCGCGATGTCTTCAACCAACGTTGGCTTGACGGCTGCCTTATCAATAGGCGGTGCCGGCGTTTCGTGGTCTGACGCGCACGCCATTTTCCAAACTTTGGAATGGTCTGCGTCAACCGGCGAACTGCAGGAATTTACCGCCACATTCAAACTGGGAGGCCGCTAGTTATGGGTTTGACAAAGGATCAAATTTTTGGTGCTGATGATGCAAATTCACTGCGAGTTGAAGTGCCGGAATGGAAAGACGCTGAAGGCAACCCTGGGATTGTGTTTATTCGCGTCATGACTGTTGGAGAGCGAGACGCCTACGAAAACGAATGGCTGAGGAAAAAGGAAACCGGAGTCGACGATTTCCGCACCAAGTTCTTGGTGCGCTGTTTGGTTGATGAATCTGGCAATCGACTGTTTGACAACGGGGACGTAACCAAACTGGCGACCAAGTCAGCAAAGGTGGTCAATCGCCTGTGGAAACTGGCGATGGATCACAACAGCCTTTCTGATTCCAGCGTGGAGGAAACAGCAAAAAACTAAAGGCCCGGCCTGATCGCGTGTTTGTGTTGCTGTTGGCAGGCCATCTAGGCATGACAGCTGCAGAGCTTGGCACGCGAATGACGGTCGGGGAATTGCGAGAGTGGATGGCCCTAGATCGGTTTTTTGAGCCGATCCCACGGCCGTGGAGACAGACCGGCGTTTTAGCGGCAATGTCGGCTGCGCCGTACTGCAAAGGCAAACCGCCGCACCCAGACGATTTCATACCGATTCACAAATCACCGATGACTTCGGCCGAAATAGCGGCAGAACTTTCCAAGTTGAGCGGGTTATCCAATGGCCAAAATGGATCTGGCATTTCAGCTGAGCGCTAACGCCAGCGGCATGGATGCCGGCGTTAAGGAGGCCGTCAAGCAACTGGAAAATGTTGGCAACGGCGCGCAGCGCGCGTCGGCGGAATTCCGCGAAGCTGCCAAGATCACCAAGGAATTGCGAACACCAACAGAAGTCTACGCAGACACGATTGGCAAGCTAGACAAGATGCTTGCCAAGGGGCTTTTGTCGCAAGAGGTGTACGCCAGGGCCGTGACCAAGGCTGACGCAGAACTAAAAAAAGCCACCAGCAGTGCCGAAGACATGGCTAGGGCTGCAAGCGGTGCCGAACGCGTCATCAACGGCCTTTCCGGCGCAATTGAAGGCATAGGCAACGCCACCAAGTCAGTGGCCGATGCCGGCGTGTCTGTGATCGCGTTTGGCAAAGACGTTGCGTGGACATACCTGCAGTGGAAAGTGTTTAGCGCGCTGCGCAGCCCGGCAGGGCTGAAAGATTTTGCCGTAGGTGCTTTAAAAGCCACCATGACGGCGCGCACGCTGGTGCTGGCTGCCAAGGCCATGGGAGTTGGTTTGGCTTTAGGTGGCGGTGCCGCCGGGACGGCTGCTGCTGCGGTGCTTGGCCTGACCAACCCTTTTGTTGGCGGCGCACTTCTGGCTTACAACTTGGGCACTGCATTTCTTGAAGCCAAAGATCGGGCGTATGAGCTTGCTCGAAATGTTGGAGAGTTAAACGGCAACTTGACCGCACTTAAGGCTGACCTTGGAGACATCCGCGTAGATCAGCTGGATAATTTGGCGTTTGCCCTAGAAGAAGTAGATGCGGCTGGCAAGCGATCCAGCGATGCGTTTTCGGCGTTTGGCGATGTGTTTGTGACGCCGTTTGTCGGTGCATTTGCCGCCATAAATTCTGGTTTGGCGGGCCTGACTGATGGAATCAGCAGCATTATGGAAGGCATCACGTCGATTCTGGCGCCAATCGGCCAGGTGCTGGCTCCCGTGCTGACGTTGTTTGGAACGGCCATTGAATTGGTGCTGAAACTGATTGGCGTTCTTGGCGATGTGGTCGGCATCATTCTGAAGGTTGCCGGCGCGGCCCTGCATACGTTCTTGTCTCCATTCATCGTTGGCCTAACAAACGTAGCCGACACGATCCGCAGCGGAATGAACGCTGCTTTTGATTTCATAGGATCGCGCATTGATTGGGCCAGCAAGAAGATCAAAGATTTCTACGCCTACATGAGCAAGGTGCCGATCATCGGCCGCGCGTTTGCCGGTGGCGACACTTCCGGCGATCAAGGAGTTGTGGCTGCAGCTGGTGCAGGGCAAGCTGGCGCCAATACGCAGGAGTCTGCATTGGATGCGGAATTGGAATTATATGGCATTCGGCGGCAAAACGAAGAAGCAATAGCCGAGGCTCGAAAAAAGGACGAGTCGGAAAGGCTTGATGCTGAACTGGAAGCGTATGGCGATCGCCGTGCGATGGAGCAGGAAATTGAAGACGCACGCAAAAAGGCTGCCTCCGATCAACTTGATGCGGAACTCAACGCGTACGCTGAACGCCGGGCGTTAGAGCAACAAATTGAAGAGGCCAACCGAAAGCATCAAGAAAAAGTAGCCGAGAAACAGGAAGAAATTGACAAGATAGTGGCCGAGCGCAAAGCGGCCCTAAACGGCAAATCCAACGAAGCGCTGCAAGGCAATGACGTGCGTTCGTCTGAAGGCATCAAGACTTTTATGGCTTTGATGACCGGCCGCGAAGATCCGGCGCTGATTGAGAACAGAAAGGCCAACGCCAAGTTGACCGAAATGGTGCGGGAACTTCGAGCATTGCAGCAGGCGCCCGTAGAAATCTTGGGTGCGGCGGCGTAATGGCAATTATTAGCACAACAGAACTGGCAACCGTAACGGCGGGGCGAAAGTTTGGCGAAGCGCCAACGTTCACCCGTCAGTTTGTCGTTGAGGTAGACAGCCCCACCACGGCGCAAACGGACATTGTGAATTCCGTTGGCATTGTGTTTCTGGACCCACACCCAGAGGCTGCGTATTGCGTTGCGTTTGACACGAAGGTCAGCAACTACAACGGTAGCCGCTGGCATTATCTGGTTGAGTGGTCGTATGAGTTGCCCAAGCAGGCCAACACCGACAAAAACCCGCTTAGCCGGCCAGACATTTGGAAGTTTACCACCAGCGGTTTGGCGGTTCCGGCGCTCTACTACTACGACGGCGACGGCAACGGCGACATTAGGCCGCTGCAAAATACGGCCAACGACTACTTTGAAGGCGTGACAACTGACGTGTCGGTGCTCGAGGCCCACATCAGTGGCAATCGCGCAACGTTTGATTTTGGTTTAGCCACCCTGGCACAGAACGCGCTGAATGACGCTCCGTATCTTGGCGGTGCTAAATGGTGCTGGAAATGTGAAGGCATCAGCGGACAGCCTGCCGTTGAGGTAGTGAACGAACAGGAATTGCGTTACTGGCAGGTTGAGGTGACGCTGAAGTATCGCCCAGATGGATGGCCGCTGCAGATACCCAACGTCGGCTGGAACTTCATTGACGCCGTGGGTGGTGCCAAAAAGCGCGTGTACGTTCTGGACGCCCAGAACAACAACGAACAAGTGCCGTCCGCAAATCCGCAGCCGCTTAACAACGACGGCAGCCTAAAGGCCGCAGGCGGAGCGCCAGACATCTTGGTGCGGCGAGTGGCGCCCACTATCAATTTTTCACAATACTTCGGCACACCACCCAACTGAGGAAACAATGGCCGACATCAACTACAGCGTAAACGTAAACGTCTCAAAAGGCAGCCTGAACCAAATGCTGGTGGCGTCTGGCGTCACGGCCAGCATGGCCAATTCTGGCATGGTCACGCAGACGCTGTCGCCTGGCACAAACGCGGCCGGCACTGCTGCCATCAGCACCGCCAGCATGACGGCCGTAGGTATGTTTTTCGCTCGCAATCTTTCCACGATCAGCACAGCCAGCGTGTCGTTCGGCCAGTTGTCGGCCGGAAGCCTGGTGCCAACTGTGACGCTGCTTGGCGGGGAAGTCGCCACCGGCCGCCTAGCCGCTGGCAGCTACGCGTGCCAAGCCAACCTGACCGGCACCAGGCTCATAATCTCCATCCTCGAGGGCTGACCACATGGCCAGCCAAGGGGCATCCGGCGGCAATCAAGGCGCCGGTTCCGAATTTGCCAAGTTCACAAAGCCTGCTGCGCAACGCATAGCCAAGGCTGTGTTGCGAGTTGAAGGCGGCAACCGCGATCAAGGGCCTCTAGGGTTTGAACACCACGTGCAGACTGGCGGAAAGGTTTTCCGCGTTTGCTCGTTTACCGGGACGTGGTCGAAGGGCACCACGCACACCACCAGTTTCTACGGCGTCACCGCCACGCCTAACACCGTAGCCGCCACGAATCTGTTTGTGGATGTGAAATCCTGCGACACGGCCAGCAGTTCCGTTACCGCTGCGTGCGCGATCGCCAAATACGCTGGTACGTGGTATCTGATTTCGGCGGAATGCGGCTGCTCATGATTTTGCTGCCTGGATGCCAATGCTGTTGCCCGTGCGGCCCGGCAACGTTGCCGTGGGATTCCAGCAACACCTTCTCTATGTCGTTTGTCTTTTCCAACAACGAAACCATTGATGTGTGCTCAATCGACGGCACCGCGTTGACGCTCAATAATTTGTCGCTTTGCGAATACACGTCTACGTATGACGTGACAGTGAATGACACGCTTTGCCAAGTCACCGTGTTTTTTCTTAACAACGGCAGCCCGTGCTACCGCATCAACGGGTGGACAACCAACTGCCCCTATGGTCTTACTGCAATTACCACTGGCGGGCCGTGCTAATGGTTCGCCAGCTAGAGTGCCGCCAAGGCGTTGCCGCGTGTCGCTGCGGCTTTTCGCTGCCGTGCAGCGGCATGGTTTACCACCAGTGCATTAGGCGCGGCCTGGGCGACCTAGTCGCTGCTGGCCTAGCCGCCGTCGGCATTACGCCTGAGCGTGTGTCTGCGGTCACCGGCAAGCCGTGCAAGTGCAAGCAGCGCCAGCAGACGCTAAACGAGATTGGCCGCAGCATCGGCATCGGTTGACAGCTCTGCCACAGTCGATGCGGAGGATCTGCCGTGGCCGAAGATCACAGCATCACGATTGACGGCAAGCGCTGGCTGCTGCGGTTCACTAGGCTGAAAGGTGGCGCTGCTGGTTGGACGTTTTTTGATA